ATCATGAGCAACATGGCCTGCCGAAGGGGGGCCGGGAGTCCCCCGGCCTTCCCGATCAACTCCCCCAGAGGCACACAAATATCTTGAGACACAACTTCCTGCGCGACATCGATCAAGCTTTCGATATACTGATCGTCGTCGGTGAAGTCATCCTCGATATTCAAATGCCTCTTGGCTTCAGCCAAAGTCAGGCATTTGGGCGTTGGTGTTCCGGACAGAGCCATGTCATTGCTTCTATTTGAAGGATGCGGTAACGAACGAATCGTCACGGACCTTACCCAGACTCCAGTACGAGTTCACGATGATGCGCACCATCGCCTGCCCGGCTTTCGTATACGGGTCTGTGATGAAGTCCATCGCACCCCACTGACCGATAAAGAAGTCGGACCAGTTGCCGAAGATGGCGCCATACTCATCCTCTGCATCCTGAAGGTCCGAGGGGATGTTGTTGCTGCGCAGAGCACGGTAGCCGTTCAGCGTGCCGTCCCCGTTCCCGGTGAAGATGAAGCCCCCGGCGCCCGAAGCATCCTTGACCTTGGTCTTCGCAAGACCGATGAGTTTCGGGTTGAGAAGGTAGGCCAGATTCCCGAACAGTGCATTGTTCGTGTCGCACTTGGTCTCCATCTCTACGATCTGAGCCCATGTCATCGAACCTTTGATCTCGGGCGCCTTCTGGAACAGACCATCGGGAATCTTGTCGTCGTGTGCGGCCTTGCTGAAAGCTGTCTTTTCCAGCTTCTGAGCGATGGCCGTGGCCAGCAGACGACGGACCAAGGCCTCGACACTCGCATTCTCCTGCACCAGCAACTGACGGCTGATCTCGACGATAGACGTAAGGCGCTTGGGAGAGAATACCGTACCCTTGGAAATCGTAGGGGCGCCGTCTTTGGCCTCGTCGTTCTCTCCTTCCCAGGATACTGTCGCGGCGCTGACATTGGGCCAGTAGATATTGCCCCGCAGTCCGTTCATGATACGTGCTCCGGCGCGTGTCAGAACCAGGTTCGGCTCCAGCGGAAGCAGCATCTCCATCTGATCCTCGTCGATCACGACACCCGTTGCAGCCTCCGCAGTTGCGGTAAGCGCAGCACGGGTATTCATCGGGAGAATGAGGTTTCCGCCGTCGGAGTTGCTGGCCATATACGGAGCATGTGCGCGCGCAGCCTCGTCGATCATGCGCGCCTCGGCGTCGTGCTGGGGTTGATGATTCAGCTGATTGACGAGGGCCCGACGGAATGAGAATTTCTCTTCCGGGGTATGCGGCTGCCCCTTGCCGCGGTTCTCCGATTCGCGAGTCTCGATTTCAAGGTTGATTTCAGCCATACGGACCTGAATCTCCCCCAGTTGCGTATTCTCCGCGTCGGAGAACTGACGCTTTTCGCTGCGGGCGGCATCGATGATGCCCTGCGCCTGCGTAGCAAGGCTTCTCTTCTCGTCACGCAGTTCGGTGATACTCTTTTCTTTTGCCATAATGTATTAGATATTAAAAAGTTGTTCTGCTTTGGCGTAATACTCTTCACGGCTGCGACGTTCCTGCTCCTCCAGCTCTTTCTCGGCCTCCTCCTTGCCGCGCATGGAAACAGAAGTCGCAGAATACGCAGCGCGATATACGGGCGACACATCGAATATCTCTGCGATTTTGAGGATGCGGCGGCTCCAGATGCCGTCATCGCGCCGCTCCCACTTATCCTGCTCAACGGTAAAGGCAAAGGAGCTCTGATCGATCTCACCGCGCCGGAGATTCTCTTCGAGTTCATGCCCGATTGCCGTGTCCGGCCGCTTGAAGCGATATTTCAATCCTCGGTCGTCGACCGTAAGTTCCAGACTGCCATTGCCATTCTTCGACCGAGCGAGAACTCCGCGCTCAATCGAATGGTTCAGCAGGGCAAATACGTCGCTGCGTTCCAAAACCCCATCCAAAGCCCCCGACTCGATAGTTTCGTAGAACGGCAGCCCGTCGGACCGCGTATTGAAGAGCATAGCGTAGCCCTCAACCATACCTTCCTCTGGGGCGAAGCGCACTTCACTCTGTATGTTCCTGACTTCTCTTTCCATTATTCTCGATTTTGATTTTGATCGTCCGTTATATTCAGGTTTGATACACGGGCGGCCGCGGGCATCGTCACGGCCGCATCAAGCGTTTGGACATTCACCTGCACGAATGCCCGATCTCCATTGTCCAAACGAGACAGGTTATTCTCCCGGCGTACTTCATTCGGAGTGATCGCGCCGATATAGAACATATCTTTCAAGTAAGCAGCTTGGGCTGCTTTGTCGGTACGCAGGATCGCAGAAGTGGAGAACTCGGCAATGACACTGTCTCGCTCCGAAGGCAAAAAGACTTTGCGATTGATCTCCTGTTCGATTTTCGTGATGACAGACAATGCCGTATCGGTCAGATAATCCAACTGCGTAGCTTCCACCGTGGAATAGCTCGATTTACTCAAATCGAACGCTTTGACAGGTGAAACAGAGAAGAAACGACAAATGTCTACAACATTGAACTGACGCGACTCAAGCAGCTGGGAATCCTTCGGGCTGATAGTAATCGGCTGATATGACATGTTAGCCTCCAATATCGTTATATTGCTGCTTCCGGAATTTTGATTCATGCGCCGATCCCACGTAGCGTAGATATCATCCTTTTGCTCTTTAGTGAGTCGGCCAGCCTCCACTTTGAGAACCCCGGCGGCGCTCGCACGACTATGCAGAAAGTTAACCGCGTGCTCCTCACTCGCCGTAGCGATGCCGAGGGTCTGCCGGGCGTGTGTAAGCGTAGAAACGCCCGTAATGCCGTCGTAACTGAAATTCAGAACATGGATCATGTCCTTCGGCTCCACAAGATTTTTGAACCCGGAAATTTGATAACGTTTCCGCTTGATCCCGCGGCCGTCCATGATCCAGACGATAGACACTAACTGCGACGGAATGAAGATCAGCTGCGTGACCTCCAATTTCGAGTTGCGTTCAATATAAGCATATCCGTTACCTTGGAGCAGAACAGAAGCCATCAGCGTCTTGATGAACGTGTAGCGGGTCATATTCTCGTTCGGCTCCGAATTCAAGATATAGTAGGCCGGATGCGACTTATATTTACTCTTGAATCCCTCCTCGTCCAGCAGGTAAGTTTCAAGCGGGAGCACGGCAACGCTGCCGGAGATGAGATCCACGCACCGATAGACAGTGGAGAGAAGCATCGGCAGGCTGTTGCTTTGCAGGAATCCCGGATAACCTCCCGTGTATGCGGGAATCCCGGACACCTCCTGCTTGGATGCCTTGCGGAAATCAATAGAAAGTTTATAGCCGAACAGATTCATCGCATGCTCTTTACTATAAACCAAAAATTTGTCCGACATTTTGTCCGACAAACGTAAAATCAATAGAGCTGACCGTATCTCGGCGTAGATAAATAGGCCGAGAGAGCCATCAGAGACGCTATTACGCCGTCGATCTTTTTTTCTTCATATTGTTTCGATGGTTTGGTGTTCCCGTTCCGGTCGCGGGCCATAACAACGTTGCGAAAACAATGGCGCGTGATGATGTTGTTATCGAATTTAGCCCGATACGACAGTATGAGGCGTTCGAGTTCTTTGGTCGGGCGGTTGAAATTACCGATACTTTGACTGACCGGCTCCATAGGCATTCCCTTCTCCGTAGCATTGATAACGAACTGCGTGGCATTCCAATCGTCATAGCCCACCTTTTGGAGGTAGAACCACTCACGAAGCTGCATCAAATCATTCAGAATATAGTCGTAATCCGTAACATTTCCCGGCGTCACGGTAAGGCACCCCATACGGCGCCATTCGCTATAACGCTCTTTGAAGCGTTTCTCTTGAAGGGCCGCCTCCGGAAGATAATATTTCACGAAGAAATACATGAACTCATCGGTGGGAATCATATACGCAAGTGCCGTCAAGTCGCTCGTGGCCGACAAGTCGACGCCCGCGAAGCAATCTCTGCCACGGAAATCATCGACATTCAAATTTTGCGAAGCTGAAAGGATATAATGCTCCGGAATCCATACCGTATCGGCATCGCACCACATATTGATATTCTTGGTTTTGATACCTACCTCTTCAGACGGAGAGTTCACAGCTTTCTGCACTTGCTCGCGGATATACGCAGGTTTCACAGTGACTCCCAGATTCGGATTGCTCTTGATCCACATGTTTTCGTCTTTCCAATCGTCTCCCTCATCCAGCGCATAGATCAGCGCAAAGAGAGAATCGTCCGGCTTCAAACCGCTCAAAACCTCCGTGCACATCGTTCGGTATTGATAGCACGGACCCAGCTTGTCGAAACCGGCCGTCGTTATGATAACGCCGAGGGGATCGTCTCGCATACCCTGCGAGGACTGCAACACATCTTTCAGCTTGGTATTTTTAGCCGCGTGATACTCATCGAGCAGATACATTGAAGCGTTGAAACCATCGAGTTTGCTGTCATCAGCGGCCAAGACCCGCAACGTTGACAGCATCTTATCAAAATTAACCCTATCCCGATAGGGTTTCAAGTATTTACCGATAGGATCGATGCTCTTTACGAAATTCGAGCACATACCGAAGCTGATCTTCGCTTGATCCTTACTGTTAGCCGCAAGATAGACCTCGGCATTCATTTCCTCCTCCCCGATCAGACTATTGAGACACAGAGCCGCCGCAAGTGCAGATTTCCCCTGCTTTCGGGCCATCTCCATGTACACGGATTTCACCAGACGGCTTCCGTCCTCCTTGCGATAGAAGCCGTAAATGTTCGCAACGGCGAACTCCTGCCACAATTCGAGCACAAAGGGCTTGCCGGCATGCCGCCCGGTATAATGCCGGAGCATATGAATGAAGCGGATAACATCCTGAACTTTTTTTTCGCGGAATTCATACCGATCATCTTCCATAAAGGCAAAAAAACGCTCGCAGGCGAGTTTTACCCACTTGCCAGCAACGATATCCCCGTTCAATACACGCTGCGCGTATAGTATGTATCCCGGTACCTTAACCACGAGTACGCTTTTCCCGGATATACTCATCAAGCGGAGTGTCCGGGGCGCCATCGCCCGGCTTATGCGAATCTATCTGGGCCTTGCTCTTGATAGTCAATCCGTATTGTTTGGCAACATCGAGATATTGCGCCCATGCCTCACGGGCGATATTCACATACGGATGCTTAACCTCCTCTCCTTTATTATTTGTGGTAATCATCGAATGATCAGACAACCAATTTATAGCAGTGAGATACTGGTCAAAACTGGTAGCCAAACGATGCAGGTTCGGAATATCAGACACGCCGATCTTATTCTCGTCATTTAATTTGCGAACCAGATCGCGGATAAAACGTTTCGTTTCGTCATGCTGGATCGATCCCGGAATCTTAAATCTTACATTTCCCATATTTTTCACTTTTCTAAATTACCGTTGTGGATATTCTGATGACACTTTTTGCAGACGGACATCAAATTGGAATAATCGTAAGCAAGCCATAGGCGCGACTGGGGATCATCCGTAGACATGAACGAAACAATGTGGTGGACATCCTCCGCAGGAATCGCAAGTCCCTTTCTGGTGCATACCTCGCAGAGCGGATCGTTCATGAATTTGATGTCGCGCAAATGCTGCCAACGACGACTATTATAGATCTTGCGACGCTCCGCATCGTAACGACTGCTATTATTCTTGGTTTTCCGTGGTTTTAAGATCGTGGGCATAAAATAAGGGATTATATTGTTTTTCATCTGCGCATGTTTGGTAGAGCACCATGCGGTAGCGATATTGGAAATACTCGATGAAATCGGAATCCGAACGGAAATTCAGGCACCGAAGATCGTGCGTAACCATCAAAATCGTATCATGGAAAATATCCATACCCTCCACCGAACCACGGCCACAGGTCACGGAAACCTTGCATAGGCGCAATAGCAAATCATAATTACGAGCTATGACGAGTGCTACCTCCGGCGAAAAGCGTCCTCTACATCTGTTTCTCATCCTCATAATAATTCACGGCATCTTCAACGCCTCGTTGCAAAAAAGCCCGTGCAACAACCGACACGCTCACGCCATTAACTCGGGCAACCTCCTCCAAGTGCTGGTAAACGTACGGTGTCACACGGACACATATTTTAATTTTATTTTCCGGGCGAACCAAAGCGATATTCGCCGCAGTTCTACAAGATTTTTTTTGAGGCATTGTATTTATCCGAATTAATCACTACCTTTGTAATGGGTTCAGGGTGATCTTTCGGGATCGCCTCTTTTTTATTTCCACAAAATCAGATCTTCATTTTCCGGCAATTCATATCTTTTACAGTTCAAAATTTCGGTGCATCTTTGGTTTCCCGCCTCAACGTCCATATCGCCCGGTCTATGGCATCTCCGATAATCGTGGGGTTCGGCTGTTTTCCCCGGCCGCCCCGCCGCCATTTCTGAAAATGATGCAGGATGCGGACAGCCTGAACCTCGTCCGGCTTGTCGTCCTGAAAACTGCACATTTCCCCGCAATGCTGTATATTCCGGGTAATGATACATTGCCCGTAGCCGTCTATGCCTTCATTCTTCAGAAAAGCACACTCGCCGCACTTACAGTACTTTTTCATCTTTCTCCAGTTCTTCGATCAGGGCGTCGGCGAATGCGCAAGCCTTATCTGCAACCCCATCTTCGGCGATAGAGGCATCCATATCCAATGCAGACACAATCCCTTGCATTGCCTGCCCGGCATACACCCGCCGCCAGTACTCGCGGTCAGTATTTAAGTTTTGCTTAATAGTTGGATCGACTATTTCGCGCTTGTCCTCAATATAATACTCTCCCCTCTCCAGCTTCTCCAGATAGTCGTCGTCTCGCATCATCAGGTCTCTATCATCTGTGGTCGAACAAAACCTACGACCATCGGTCGTATATGATTCCACAAACTCACTCCCGTCGTTATTTCTGCATAGCCCTACAATAGGATATAGGGAATCAATACGGTCGAAGTATATAATGCGAACGTCCATTACACACTTTGTGCACACCGCCGCACCTCGCTTGGCGGCCTCCAAATCGAAATTCTTCATGCTCTATTCTGTTTTTAAGTTTCTCATAACGGCTTATACATCCACACGAAGGCCGGGTCATCATAATCGGCATAATCTTTATATCCACGGCGTTTATACCAATCGTGCATCCATGCAGACTTATCGGCCCATAAAGCGCATGAATCACAGCCTAACCCACGAGCAATATTCTCCAACGTGGTCAATAGTTCATTTCCATAGCCTTTTCGTCGTTCACTCGGGTCTACCTCCACGTTTTTGAACGCGACGACGGATTGTCCTCTATGTCGGTATATGACCGCTTTACAGCAACCGTGCAGGGCTACGTGCAATTCCAAGTCAAGCATGTTTTTCATCCTTTGCAATTTTCACATTCTCGTCCGACCCGATGATCCCCCGGCGGCGCAGGCGCTTGATGAAGTTCTTCATGTTCAACGCCTGTTCGTAGTAGCAGTCCTTTTCGACCTTCACGTCCGATTTGACATGGTGAATAACCGTATCCGTATCAGGATCGTATTGGCGTGTTATCTCGGTTCGCATTTCGGCTTTCGAAGCCTCCCGCGTAGTCGCATTGAACTTGTAAAGAGTGTGGCCGGGGACCTTCGTCAGCCGACCGATCAGTTTATATTCGTTCTGTTTCTTCTCGACGGCTTCGATCTGCGCCTTGCAAATCTTCTCGTTCGTGAGGCCGCCATGTGGGGTTAGAATATCCATAGCTCTATTCGTGAATCTCGCGCCAGCCGATGACTTGCTCATCCGATATTTCCCATTCTTCGGAATCGGCGTACCACCACCCCTCGTCACCCCGGTCTGCTAACGCATAACCTCTTCCGAAGTTGAGTTTTACTAACACAACCTTTTCAATAGGCGGCAACTCCTCTTTCGGGTCATGCCAACGGGTCAACTCCTCACGCTCGGATTTTGCCCCAGCAAGATATGCCTGTATCAAATCCTCGCAGTAAATATCCTGTTCGTCGCTTGTGTCCATGTACAGCGACATTCCATTCCGGGCATACTCCCGGGCTTTCTCAAGCGTTCCCATGTTTCAAGTTCTTTAAAGTCTTTCAAACTGTTTAAAGTTTTTTCGCATACTTGGCAAGAAAACGGCCGGCTCGATGGTAGCCTGTATCAACTTTGAGCGTCGCATCGCAACCCACGCGGCCATATCCCCAAACAGTTCCGTGGGTCCATCCCGATTTTGATTCCACAAGGCTACCAATCGGAAAATCTTTTTTGACCTGCTCCAAATTTTCAGCATACACCTGATCCTCGTATATTTCGACGATCTTTTTGGCGGCGCAATATTGCTCTTTCGTTATCATATTTATTTCAGTTTTGCGAGATTTTGCGAGAATCTCGCTATTTCACCAAATCCACTTTTTATCGCCGAAACACTTTCGAATAACGTTATCTCTGTCATCATCGGACGACATCCTCCATTTCCATCTGTCAACAATGATATTCCCGACATATTCTCCCGTATTCTTATAAACCGACACAACTATATCGTTGCTGCCAGCTAAAGGTTCTGTAATATAGTAAGCCATCTCATTGCTATTTTACAAGTTCGAATTCGTACACCACGACCCACGGATTCGATGCCCACGTTCCGCGACCGGAAACCTTGTCGATCAGCGCGGCGAAAGCCTCACGATGATTGTCAAAATAAAACCCTTCTTCCCGGTGCACATCCTCGAAATAAAACTTGTTGATTTTGGGAATATACCTGACGCCCTCCTTCAGGCAATCGGCATCCTGAATATCCTGCAACCGCTCGCACTTGATTCCGGTGATGCGGATTCGGTGAGGCATCAAATCTGCTCTGACAAACATTTTATTGTCCCATCCAGCACCTTCTGGAATTGGCCTCGTATTGTCTAAAATATTGTAGAATGAACTGTAATTTTGCGCCACGGAAACGATCTCGCCGACCTTGTAGCGGGTATACTTCGAGAGCCTGACATCAATAAAATCCCCGTATTCGTTTTCATAAACCAAGGTGTTGCCCCTCGTGTCCCACGTAAGGCCGAAAAATTCATCAGGAATCAGCCGCCTCGTCATAGTCTTTCGGCCCTCGATCACCGCCTGCGTCAAGCCGTAGCGGTCGTTAAACATGATTTTCTGCATAGCTATTTCTCTTTGAAATGTTCAATAATCTCCTCGGCCGTAGCCTTGCGGCAAACAAGAGAATAATCAAGGTTTGTATTTCGATTTTTGTGCAAACAATACGAACTTCCGGCTAACTCGGTAACAAAATACTGTTCGTTGTCGTTCTCGTCGTTCATAGCCGCCAGCGCCTTGAACAGATCGATGTTTTCGCCGCAGTCAAAACATGTTTCGGATTTGCAATGAGTTCTCACCCATAAATCAAACTTACCGAATGCGGCTACCACTACCGGGGTTTCGCCATCCATGCCTATCAAATGCTCGCATAACGCATATCCAATGCTAAAAAGCCACCCAATCAGTTCTTTCCGCTTTTCCGCATCCTCGACACGGACAAAGCACGGGGTCGTGAATTTCATTCTATTCTTGTTTTAAGTTGTTCAACCTGTCTATCTCCGCGGCGATAGCTTCGACGGTCTTGCCCCGGCCTCGGCCATTACGACGCACTCGCTTTATCTTCTGAAACCGACGAATAACTCCAGTAGGTTGAAGGTATTCGTCAAGACCCGAATAGGCGACAACCTCATTGAGCCATTCCTTTACGTCGAACCCATCCGGCGGTCCTTGCCAAATACCATCAATCAAAAAGTTTTTCATTCCTCGTTCAGTTTTCGGATGAATTCATTTAAATCTGCGCACTGCGTTTGATCGCATTTTCTGTCGGCCCCCAAGCAACCGTCCTGATATTTGCAAGACGCCTTGAACGCTTTAATCGCTTTCTCCCGCATCCGCTCCTCGGCCTCCTGCTCGGCGATTTCGATCGCATATTGGGCCACATCTACTCTCACAGCATAATACGGCAGGTCAAATTCTTCGTCCTCAAAACCCACCTCTACTTTCCAGCTGCCGTCATACAGTTCTTCTTCTGCTTTTTGGCTTTTCATTTTCTCTTTCCTTTTAGCTCCGCAACGCGGCGGAGAATATGATTTCTCATCGCTTCATTGACAAATTTTAATGCTCCGAAATAGCCCTTACACTCGGCAAGCATTAAAATCATATCATCCGGAAACTCTTTGCGTGCTTTACGCCGCAGTCGTTTCAGTAGGCGTGTTTTCATCCTTCAATCAATTTTGCATGAAAACCATCAATCTCATACTTGCGGCCGCATTTATCGCAGGTAATCGCTCCACCCTCATAATCCGGGCTTTCCAATTCTTCCCAATCGTCAGTATAATTCGTGTTTCTCTCTTTAATCTTATTCCCGCAAATGCACGAGAACTCACAGACGACCTTGTATTCAATGTCTTCCGTATAAATCTCCACATCCAGCTTGCCAGCCTTGGCGGCCTTCTCTGCTTTTTCGGCCTCTTGCTCAAATTCCCGCAAGAGGGCTATTTGTTCCGAATTGCCTATTTCAGGCTTCTCCTCAACATCCCCGCGCATAAATTTGCCATTCACGAGGCGCAACGGCATTTTTACTTCATGTCTCATAACTCCAACCCATAACCGTTAGCCATAAGCCATATAATAGCATGGACCATATTATCCAAAACAGAATCCTCCCCACGCCAGTACGCCAAGTTACCGCTATGACCATCGTAACCAATGACCGGCTTCTCATCATTCGCATATCGAATGATAAGACGGCACCATCCCTTTTCGTCACTCCATACGAATTTCGGCATTATCTCCAGCAGATCCACGACCGTAAAGGCGGGAGTGCTAACCCCACTATCAATACATTCTTTAGAGGCTCTATAATGCGGTAAAACCGATAGATGCCATTCATTACTACACGACGTCCACACCATGCTCGCCTTCTCCGCCGGAACACCCAGTTCCAGCAAGCGGCGCGACTGTTCAATGCTTGTTACCTGATCTTTCATCTCTTGTAATTTTTAAATTCAACACTCTTAAAAATAGCCCTGTGATTGCACCAACGAGCCAATCGTTTCTGCTCATTCGTCGGTTTGATGTTGTTATCGAAATCCCGGTAAGGTTGCGCAAATGGGAGTACGCCCAATTTGCGCAGGGCGTTTATTCGTCCTAATGATTCCTCGACATCTTGTATCAGGCAGTAGACGAAAATGCGATATGGCTTGATTCCTCGGCGCCCCAACTCTTTGACACACTTTGTAACCGCCTCCAGTTGGGACATCCGGTCGCAGGCGAATCGTATTTGGCTTATCCATTTCACCCGAGCGAGCAGGTCGAGGATGTAGGGATTATCGCACGCCCTCCGGGCATCCAGCCCTTGATTGAAATCGACTGCGATCCCCATGCGGACAATCTCCTCGATCTGTTCCAATCCGAACTCCGACGCCAGCACGTTGTTGTCGAGCAACACGGCCAGACGCTTGTCGCCGAGGAACTCCCGGAGCGGGGACGCTGGCCGGATGGCTCCCTCCTTGTGCGGAACGATGCACCACGGGCAGCGGTTCGGGCAGCCGCGGGTCAGGAAACCGTAGGCTTCGTTCACTCCGTACAGCGAATAATCCGGGCAAATATGCTCGATCTCCTCGGGCAGTATCGTCGTATAGTCCCGGAATCCCGTTCCGCCCCGGATTACCTCGCAATGGTAGATGTCCGGACAATCGGCCGTGAAGGTGAAGACCTTCGACATGTAAACCCGGTCGTAGCGCCCGAACATCGGGTCTGCGAACTCCACTCGGTCGCCCTGCGCCTTATGCCACGCCGATATTTTCATCAGCGCGAGATTCGGGAAATTGTGCCCGTCTATGTCAACCAAACCTATTCGCATGGTTCTCGTACTTATTTATCGTTTCGAATATCTGCAAGGCCACCTGCGGTACTATGGCGTTGCCGTAGGCTTTGATGGATTCCCGGCACCACGCAGAAAAGGAGAGACC